CCCCTGTCACTGAATTATATGTTGGCAAAAAGTTAAATGATGCAGGAACGCTAACAAAGGCAACCAGTGATAAAGCAGTGCTCAATGCGGTGTCTCAAAAAGCAGCGGATGAGCAGGCGTTAAAGATAGACGCTTTACGTGAAGCGGTAAGCTCGACTCCTGAACAATTAAGAGTTGCGTCCGTTGATGTCAACAAGGCGCTTCGTACTCAAGATGGAGTAGCTTTGTTAGCTGCTTCTTATAATGCCCTGCCCGCTCCACCAGGAGGTCAAGTAGATACAGCCAGAAAAACAATTGAGCAAGCCGCACAGCGGGCTGGGGTGGTTACAGAATTCAATCGTGCCTTAAATTCTGAGGAAACCATTCAAGCAGGAAGACAATTAATATCTGACGATCCAGTATTTGCTCGCGACTTTATGCTGGCCGTCAATAAATTTGCGGTTACCATGCCCAAGCCTGGGAACGTAAAGCGCACACCACCGGCGACGATATTATCCGATGACCTAATAAACAGTCTTAACGAAGCTCTCGATGATCCAGATTATCTAGCATCTTTGCAATTCGACTCGGATCGACAAACAACAAAAAATTTACAAAAACCTGCTGTAGACGACCAAAGATTTGATGACCCCAACTATATGGCGTCGTTACAGGCTGATGTTGATCGCGCACGTGACACGGCTGCTGATGATAAACAACGAAACATTCCTGAAGATCCGGTACGCATAGTTGAAGATCAAGCTGACCAAACTAATTTAGATCAATTTGAAGCAAAAGACAAACTTGAAGAACAAATTCCTCAAGGCAGACAAACCAACTTAGGTCGGCAAGAACCATTTTTGGGTGATGTCGAAACGCCAGATTCAAAAGATGATCAAACACGGTTCAGTCGGCAAGACGAGACTAGAAACGCGGCTGAACGCGCCTTTCGCCAGAAAAAAGTACAAGAAATACGTGATGCAGCTAGACTGCTGACACTAGCAGATAAAGAAATAAGCAGTGATGTTGACGCAGAAGATGGACGGTTTGAACGCACTCTTACGAAAGCATTAGACGAAAAAGATCCAAGTGCAGACGCAGCGATAACGATTGCTGAAGACTACGTAAAGGCTGGTCAAGCAAGAGCACAAGCACAGCAAAAATTAACACAAGTAGAAATAAATGAGGCTAAAGCTCAACAACAAGCAAGCAATGTTACTACGCAAAACCAAGAGCCAAGAACTGCTGGACTAGTGTCGCCAGAAAAACAAGCAGCATTAATTGCGTACGAAAAAGCAAATACTGCATTTAGAGCCTCACAAGAAAAACTTGAAGGCAAACCAGAACAAAAAATAAATAAAGAAACTAAATCAGCTTTATCGATAGGTCAACTCAAGTCTGAGCGAAAAGCGGCTTATGATGCAATTATTGCTGAGGTAAATCAAGGCAATTTTGTAGAAGCAGAAGAGAAATGGAGAAACTATTCGAATACTATATCTTTAATTAAGTCAAAGATTTATAACATAAAAATTGAGATTGCGGAATTAAAAAATGAAGAAAACAAAAACAATCAATCAAAAATTGAAAATGCTGAAAAAGAAGCGCGCCGTTTGCAACAGGATTTATTTGAAGCAAAAGACGAATTTGCAGAACGATTGCTAGTATATGTAACTAGAAAAAATGACAGCAATTTAAAACAACTTGTATTTAAGTATCTAAATGGATCATATTTTTCAGAAAATAAAAAAAGTACAATAGACGAAAAATCATTTTTAAATAGGTACTTTACAAACTCAATGTATAGAAGTGCAGTAAATTATTATGTTCGTAATGCATTAAATAACAACACTCAGATAAATTTAAACGAAAGACCCAAAGATCTGTACGATCAGATAATGTTTGACGTTTCTGAAGGCTATGGTCCTGAAGCAAAAATAATTGCTCGCCAGGCCGGTCTTTCTACAAAGCAAAAAAGTTTTGTTGATGGCTTGTTGAATCAAACAAAGACTTCAGATTTATTGCATTTGCTAAACGAGGCGAAAGAGCGCAGAACAAGCAACGAAGAAAGGTTTGGTATTACTGGTTTAAGCGATGAGGGGAAAAAATACAAAGCTAAGCTTGAGAAGTTAGTCAACACGCTTTATCAAGAAGATACATATAAGAATTTAATTGCTGATAGCCGTCGTCGTCTTGAAATTATTTATGACGCAATCAACGGTAAAGCTGAATCTGGAGATCTAGAGTCAATCGGTATTACTTCTGGGTCGGTCAAAGAAATATTTGACCCTAGCATCCCCATGACCGCTAACTTGGATGAAAGGGCTGTTCTTATTGAATTGGCTAAAAACTTAGAGGCCGACATAAGAACAGCAATGGATAATCGCATCGAGTCAATTTCGATGCGTTACAAGTTAGCATCGGATAATGTGGGCGCAATGCTTTTACAAGCTAAGCGCGAAGCAATGGAGTCCGGCCAAATCTCTATGAAAGAGATAAACCAATTATCAGAAGAAGCCTGGCGAACAATGATTGTTGGCTTAGGCTACAAAGTAAATACGTCTTCTGCCGCAGAAAAAGTACGCACAGTTGATGATCAATTGGTTACCGAAGATTCTTTCGCAGAAACAAATCAAGAATCAAAAAGAACAGTGGTGCGCGACAACGTTGTTATGGAGGCACGATATGCACCTATTGATATCCAACTGTTTGGTAAAAATGTTCCGCAATTTGCAAAAGAAACAAATAAAGGTGACATACCAGAAACCATTAAACAACTCATTGAAAGTATTCCTTTAAATGAAACACAATTATTGGACAGTTTAATAGATGACGTTAAGTCTGACAAATTCTCGCCTGAGTTTGCAGCAGCAGAATTAGCAATTGCATTAAGGGACAAAGAGATAAGTTATGGGACAGTTAAAAGTGCAATGTCTGCAAAAGGTGTAGATGCCCCCGCAGACTTAGTCTCGATGATGTCCAGTATCCCCATGCAGTATTCACTTGAATATTGGATCAAGAAAAATGGCGGAGGATACAAATTTAAAAACCAATGGTTAACAAGTTATCATAAACTTTTAAGCACCTTAAAGCCAAAAACCCAAAAGCTTTTAAAGGCTACCGGAGAAATAAACGCCTACGAAGAGCAAGAATATAACAAGTGGCTTAAAGAGATTAGTTTTATTGAATCGCAAAAGCAAAGAAGAATGGCAGAGATTTCTGCCATAGATCAAAGTGAAGACATAAAAGTTTTAGATAAATTTTTGTTTGCTAAATATAGTTTAGAACAACTTAGAAATCCAACATCATTGCCCCAAAAAGATCAAGCCTATCTAAGCAAGATTGGATTTAATAATCTTGTTAGAGAATGGCACAGGGACGTTTATTATGCATATAAAAAATATCCGCAACTAAGAAACAATATTAGATCCACAGCTGATCAGCCAGGTTCTGCACTCATAAGCGCAGACGATGCAAGCGAACATAGGAGTTGGGTTGCTGAGAAAAAACGTCTTGTGCTAGCTTCACTTGAAAGAGATAAGAAAGAAAACACCAAGGGTGTTTTAGCAACGCTTTATGAGCGCGGAGGTTTAACACCACAATTATATGAAAAATTCTATGCCGCGCTTTCAATAGCAAGCATGAATGAAGCTGAAGCAATTGAAGAAGAAGCGTTAGCAATTGCGGAGGCAACTATTGAAAACAAAAATTATAAGAAATACACAACGTTAAAAGCGAAGGAAACCATAGAAGATTTTACTGAAGATGCTTTGAACAATTTAATTAATGATATTCAAGATGAAGATTTAAACAGATCTGTGTCAGTTGAAGATTTTTTAGATGACAAAATGTTATCTGATTATGATGAATTAAATAAGCTTACCTCATTTAGAAAAGATTTTATTAATGCAGAGCTTGACAGTAGAGACGACGATTATAATTTTTCTGATTCGATAGATGAGCTTGATGGCAACTTACAATTTAGAGACTCTGATTACGATGCAGACTTTGGTAGCGATAGATTACGACAAGGGGCATTTTCCGGCGTTGTTCCTGCTGCAAGCGTAAACAAATGGGTTAACGAACTGGTTGGCAATTGGAGTAACAAACCGCAGATTACAGTAGTTGCTAATCCTAGCAGCCTTCCTGAGCCAATACGGTCAAGAGTCATTTCTAAACTACGGGGCAACTTTGGGGCAAAAGGATTGTTTGACTCAAAGACGGGTCAAATTTATCTGTTTTCAGATTACTTAGTGAGCAAGGTTGACACTGAGTTTACTTTGTTCCATGAAGCATACGGCCACCTAGGTATGCGTGGTTTCTTAGGAGAAAAATTTAATGACTTTTTGTTGAGGCAATATCAATCTAATAAAACAATAAGAACATTAGCAGATCAAAATATTGCTAATGGTATGCCAAAGCTAGAGGCTATTGAAGAGGTTTTGGCTGACAACGCAACGTTTGCAGAAGCCCCCGGCGCAGTCAAAAGCTATATCGGTCAAATTATTGCTGGGTTGCGAAAACTTGGTTTCAACAACGTAGCATCGTGGCTTGATTATATTACTAATGCTGAGTTGCTTTATACATTAAAAGCAAGTAGAGAGTGGGCGAAGAATGCTAACTACAAAGTATTTGACGGTGCGCCTAGCGAATTGCGCATGGCGCAAGGAAGACTTCCATACGAAGTATTTGCGATGCGCGATGGGAAACTACGTGGCTATGCCAGATTTAATCCATTAACAAATGAATGGTATTTATTTTCTGATATCAAACAAGATATCAGGGATGGCTACAAAACAACAATACTTAGCAACTATGACAGTGTTATAGATGAGATGTCAAGGCTAGGAAAAGTAGAGAGACGTTTCCGATCTTCTTTCTTTATTGATGACAAACTCCCAACTGACTTGGTAAGTATCGCAAGAATAAGTACAAATAGTGCTGCCAAGCAACGTCTTTTAAGTGCATGGCAATACTTTCAAAATGAATACTTGCCGGTATTTAGAATGCTTGACCAGGTTAAAGCGCAGACAATGTTGCTCAAAGATCATGATTTAAAAAATGATTTACTTACTGTCGAAAGAAAAACAGGATTTCTCATAGAAGATCATCGCACTCAATATGTTGATCCAATTATGAATTTAGTTGAGGAAGCTAAAAATAAAGGAGCAACAGAAGAAGATATAAACAATTATCTTGTTGCATCTCACGCTGAAGAAAGAAATAAAAGCGTAAAGAAAATAAATCCTAGAAATGAATTTGGATCTGGCATGTCGCCAAGATCAAGAAAAAAGCGCGACGGCACTGTCATCATCGGATATTTAGATGTATTAGAAAATGTCGCTAAATCTCCATTTGCAGATGAGTTATACAAAATTGGTAACTTATTAGACAAAATGGGAGATAACAAGGTTGACTACGAAGTGGCAACAGGACTGATTAGCAGAGTAGAAGGGGTAAAACGCAAAACTGCTTATAGACATTACAGAAATTTTTCAGGAATTAACTCTGATTTAGACGCAGATCATAGCACTGATATATCTAATCTTGTTGGAAGAAAGTTTAATTTAAAAGGTAAAGACAAAAGAGCACAAGGTCGTGGAGATATTGCACAGGATGTACTTGCGAGAACTCTGGTTTCTGCGCAAGCATCTATTATTCGCGGACAAAAAAATCTTATTGCACAACAAGTGCTTGCATTCTTTGAAACAAATTATGACCCTTACTTTGTATCAATAAATGAAGACGCAAAAGTTCAAAAGATTGGGTCGGATGGTTTTGTTCAGATCGTTGATGACTCAAACTATATAGCAAGAAAAGATGTGATGGTCGCGAAAGTAAACGGCATTCCTATCACAATTAGATTTAAAGAACTTGGAGCAAACACTGTATCTGAGGCTCTGCATGGAATGGTTTATCCACCACAGCAAGGGAACATTGCTTACTATGCACAAAAAATAGTCAAAACGGTTTCACGGTTTTTAACTACATGGAATCCGTTGTGGATAGGGGTAAATATATTTCGTGATTTAGAAACGCTTTTCAGCAATGCCGCCGTAGATGGTCGCTTATCGAAAGGCGCAGCGGGGAAAATGGTACGCGAAGCCATGACCTCTTGCGCTAGAGTTACGCTTTATTTTGCAGTAGATAAAATCAATACGAAAACGCAAGCCGGTAAAATAGCAAAAGAATTTTTAAAATCAATCATTGGTTTTAAAGGACTAGATCCAGCTACTGTTGAAGCTTACAAAGAAGCAAGAATTGAGGGTGGCTTAACGGCATTTATTGATAGAACTGGACTAGAAGATCAGATAATCAAAATTGAAAGAGCAATGAACGGTAAGAATCCAGCCGAAAGAATACTTGGGGTATTGCAAATGTTGGAGGCTTTCACTGTTCCATTTGAAATGGCTCCGCGCCTGGCGGCATACAAGGTTGCCAGAGACCCCAAATATAGCAGCATGACCAAGAAAGAAGCCGCTGTTTTAGCCGGAGAAATCACAGTAAACTTTAATATGAGAGGTACGACTTGGCTTCGATATGCTTATCTATTTTTTAATCCAGCAATTCAAGGCCCAGCCAACATGGTGAAGCTGGCTAAAAATAATCCTGAAGCTTTTGCCAGGGTTGCAGCGATGTGGATTGGTTTAGGTGCAATAATTAATATTGTTGGACGTGCGCTTGGAGACGAAGATGACCCACCGATAGATGGCATTAGTAATTATGACAAGCTGCCGGTATATAAGCGCGGCACATCAGCGGTCTGGTTACCTAATCACAGGCTTGGAGCCATACCAATAGCATATGGGTGGAATGCCTTTTATGCACTAGGTCATTTCGGCTTTGATACATTAATAGGGAAGGTACCAGCTGCAACGTCAGCAAAACGGATTGCATCAACAGCTTTTGAGGCGTTTTCACCAATAGGCACTGGCATTACCGACGCAAAAACGTTTGGCGGGCAAGTGGCTGCATTTACGCCGTTCGTGGCCGCGCCGATTGTTCAATGGATAGCCAACGAAAACCGTCACGGCGCTCCCATTTATAGGGACGAAAAGTTTGGATCTGAAGGTATGCCAGAGTCTCAGCGCGCATTTCGTGGGGTAAGTCCATTATCAAAAGCAGCAACCGATAAACTAAATTATTTAACTGGTGGTAACAAATATTCAAGCGGAAAAATTGATGTCAATCCAGAAGCGATTGATTTTATTATTGAGAGTTATCTGCCAGGTGTACTAAACGAAGCCTACAAAACAGCGTCAACCGCTGCTAGAGTTAATCAGGGTTTAGAAGTTGGCAGAGAAAAAGAACCATTCTTTGATCGGTTTTCTGCGTATGTACCGCAGATGTATGATGCCGCTGCATATCGGCGCGCTCAAGTACTTGTCAATCAATATGAGAAACAATTAAAAGGCTTGCCGAGAAACAGTCCTGACGTAGAGAAGATATTTCAAAAGTACCCAGATATAAACGCCCTTATTTATGCGGAAAATAAGACCTCACAAAATATTAGAAAAATTCAATCTGATATTGTTGCCGCAGAGAAACAATTAGAATACAAGAGGGTTGCCGGTAATTTAAGTAAAGAAGACGAAAAAATATATGTCGATCTTATTAATCGACACAATCAAAATCTTAAATATGTATATAGTGAAGCAACTAAAGTATTCATGCGCTATGGTATGAAAGATATTGTCATGGCCGGGGACTAACTTTGGCTGCGGCAATTTCTACCAGCCGCATAACTTGAGCAACAGCGTCAGGCAAATCAAGCGACTCCAAATTGTTTTCAATTATGGTTTCGTATGCTTGCAAGATGATGCGCCTTGGCTCCCCTACTTCGCTTTGATAGCGGCGAGTTAAATCAAAATATGCAACTTCTGTCTCCTCGCAGCGCTTTTTCCAGAACTCTACTGAATCAATATTTTGTGTCATTTTTGTGCTTTCTCACTATTCACAATAACTGTACATAACTTAACTTAAGTTTGCGATCTCAGTGTTAAGTCACTAATTTAACTAAACATAACTCCACAAAACTCAACACAATTGCCAGTATAAAAAGCCACTGTTAATCCGCAGGTCCCTGGTTCGAGTCCAGGTCGGGGAGCCAGTAACCAAGAGGTAATGCGATAGCATTCACTAACAACTAGCTAGTGTGTGACCGTATTTGTGCCACGTTTTCCTGCTGTGATGGCACAAGCACACGATCCATCGTGGAAGCAGCATCAGAAAGATGCCTGACTGACAAGTGAGCGTAACGACGAACCATACGTGCATCTGCCCATGCACCCAACTCCTGAATCTTGTCCAACCCCTCGCCAGCTTGACGCATTAAAGATGCCCAAGTATGGCGCAGATCATGCCACTTCAGATTGGTCAAACCAGCTTTTATCAGAGCTTGTTTCCACATCTTTGAAGGGATTTCCTTAACAGGATTATTATCCTGCCGAATAAAAACCCATTCTTTTGATTTACCGACCCACGGTTTGAGTGCATTCAATGCTGTGTCGTTGATCGGTATGGATAATGGCAAGCCATTTTTCATCACGGATTCAGGAAACGTCATTTGCCTTCTAGCGAAATCAATCTGCTCCCAAGTCAAGCGCTTGATATTACCTAGCCGTAACCCAGTTGCAACTGCCAACATTGCCATCGACCTGTACGGCTCTGCCAAGGCTTGCAGCAATCGATTTATTTCTGGTGGGGTTATAAATCTAACCCGCTCATTTTTTTCTGGCAAACAACGAAACAACGGCGCAACATCCAGCCACTGATACTCTCTAGCCGCTGAATTGATCACGGCACGAAGCAAGGCAATTTTACGATTGACTGTGGCTGGAGCAATCGGTTTACCATTGCGCTGCCTTGGTCGTGATATCTCAAGATCACGAATAGTTTTAACAACATCAGGCGTTACCTGATCTAGAAAAACTACTCTGTGTTGCTCGAAACGCCCTGACCACCAATTCCCGTAGGCAATGTCGTCGGTGTGAGTCTTCTTATGTCGATGCTCATGAAGCCAACGATCCAAAGTCTCAGTCCATGTTCTGCGCACAGTATCCCTCAAGTAGCGCAGCCGCCATGCATCGGCCTTGATGCGGTCATGATACTCCCGCGCCAGGCGCTCATCATCCGTGCGACACGATCCACGATACACCCTGCCGTTGACGCTAAACCGATACCACCAAACTTTCCCGCGCTTGTGTATTGCCATTTTTATCTCCCTAGATTTTGGCAAAACACCGAGATCGCTTCTTAATTATATGCTTACAGCTCAATCTCGGAACATAAGTTTTTCTACTTCTACGGTGTTATCAAATAGCTATTCCCCAGGGAACAGAAACGGACCTTGAATAAACGTTTCGCGGTCAAGCGGGTTAAGACGTTGGATGTAGGTCTGCCGATCCAGCGGATTCGTGTTTTGGCGATACGTTTCCCTGTCCAAAGGGTTCGTGTTTTGCACATACGTTGAACGGTCAAGCGGGTTAATACTCTGGCGGTATGTTTCACGATCAAGCAAATTGCTGCCTTGTCTGTAAGTCTTTTTGTCGAACAGATTATCGGCATACGTAAAGCTACACACTAGCATTAGAATTAAAAAAGCTTTCATAACTTATTCCTTTCCATTACTAAAATAAGCTTTCCTTTGAGCGCCACACCGGTTGAAAACGACCATGACTTTTTGCTGCTTTGCTCGGAAGAAAGACGCCAGTCCTTGCAATCAAATTTCTTTTGCTCATCGCAAGAGCAACTGCCCCCCACGCATTAGGTGATGGTGGGTTACCTATTCCGCACTCAATAGCATATGCACGGGCATCCTCAAACAATGCCTCTCCAACGGTGTTGAAGTATTTAAGCACCAAAGCAATTGCAATCTCTCGCCATTCCTCGCCAGCATTCTCAAGGGCCATTTTGGTACCGTCATCTCGTAAAGAAAAACCAAGTTCTAAGTTATGCATTATTGACTCCAACTGTTATCCTGACTGGCTAATACAAGTATTAAATTTTTCTTTGACAATTAAAAGCTTGAATCTCAACGCGGAATGCATTTGCAAATTTGCAGTCACTTGATATGCGATGTTCAGCATTGGTCAAGCCGCATAACCAGCCAATAAAAAAAGCGGCAAAAACAAAAAATGATCGGCTCCAAATAGTAAAAGCAATGTGCAAGCCGTTTCTGATATTAACGTTTTCTGAAATCATTTTTATCATATGGTAAATGCCATAAATAAAATCATCTGAACAAAGATAGTCAGACCTATACCAACAAACAGACCGGCAAGGAATAATATGATTGCAAAATAATCCATTTTTAGTCTTGCCTTAACCTATTCAAGTTTACTAATTTATGTTGTAAAAACATTTGATTCAGTTCTTCTTTCCCTTCTACCCATAATTTTATGTGGTCTTCTATATCTCGCTGGAACTTAAGTTCTTGCGAAAAACGCTCACACACATCAATTAGATATTGATGCCCGTCAATGAGTTGATCGAAATAATATTTTGCTTCAGGACTCGTTATCTCGGAATATATCAATTCCAAGATTTCTGATTTCGTCTTCACTCGTCCATTCCCAAACATCATCATCTACTTTCTTTTTACGTTTTGGTTCAGATTTATTGTTGTTCTTTTTTGAATTATTTTTATTCTTTTTAGTTTTTTCTTCTAGTGCTTTCGAAGCTTTTAAAAAAAAAGTTTCTATGGTAAAAAATTTAGCACCACATTCAATACAAATTCTTCGACGTTTGACCAATTCATTTGAGTGCCTAGAATCAATGACATTGAGTTTGCCCCCACAGTTTTGACATTGCATTTTGTTTAGATTGAAGTTCGTTAATGTACGTAACAAGTAAAATGCCCATCATCATAGAAAGCGTCGGGTTATCTTGCTCACTGTCACAACCCACTTCCATTAATATGCTTGGCATTTTATTTTCATCTAGACAGTCAGACAGACAAATGGTTACTGTTGCCATCGTTATTTTCCTTATCTGATTGTCCGTATTGTTGGCGAATAAAAGTTTCAAGATCTTGTTGCAAAAAGCGCCAGTTTCTTCCAACTTTGGCAGCAGGAATTCTTTTGTGTCGTGCTAAGTAACGTACCATGTGAATGGACAGATTTAAAAACAGGCTAGCCTCCCCAAGCGTCATTGCTGTTTGGGGCGTCTGCAACAGATTAGTTTCCTCAATCGGTGTTTCTGTTTGAGATATTTGCATTTGATTCACTTCCTTTTTGATTACAAAAGTTTGCTACTTCACAGAATGATTCACACCGTCGATAGCCGCCTTTGCGTTCTTCTATTACATAACCGTCTGGTACGTCTCCAAGTTCTTCTTTTGTTTGGGCAACTCTCTTTGCGCGCTTACCGCCATCTTTTATGAGTGCGAAAGTGGTTCCCGCATACCAACGCTCCTCATCGCTGCACAACACATCCTCGCCACGGCTTGCGCGCTGATGCAGTTCTATTCGCTCTTGAACATAATTTCTTGTTTCTTCTAAAGTCCACATAGGTATTTCAATTTTTTTTGTACTTATCACAGGATAATTAGGATCTCTCAATTGTTCTGCTCTTCGCCAGTCTCTATACATGGCAAAAACTTCCAGCTTTGATACCTTGTACCCATTCTCAACAACTAAAAGTCGCAAGACGTTTAGCTGACGCTCCCACTCAATTGATGCTTCTGATTTAAATACGGTAGTTAGTTTGTAGTCACAAAGTGTTTCAGATTCCAAATGTAATCTGTCGAACTGACCGCTAAGCTTCCAGCCATTGACGTGCATAAACAAACGTTTTTCAACTAAAGAAGATGTATTCGCTCGTTCAAGTACTGTGTGAACAGCTTGCCCCAATAAAACCCACAATTTTTCAGACGCATCCTCGACGATTGATTCTCTAAACTTGTTAAGAAGAAATCTTCTTTGCGGAGAATCAATTAATTTCGTAACAGATATATCGCCGCCGCCAACGTAAGGATCGTTGCGAACAGCGGAAACAAAAGCATCCGGCAGGTTGTGGATATTGGTAAGGTTCATTAAAAATCTAAACTTTCTTTGCTGTCTTTATTCGCATACTCTTGAAAAGAACGGGCATCTCTCGATAGCCTAGAGTCTCTTGTCTGAGTCTTGTAGGTGCCACGTCTTTGTTGATCATTTCCGGTTGGGGGAATATAAGGATCGTTTATCGATCCACGCATATATTGGGTTCCTGACTTTGCTGTTGCGTTCCAAAGTCCGCCTTCAAGCTTCAATCCAGCTGGTAAAAATGTTCCGTCGCGCAAAGTCACATCTTCATTCACGGTGATGAAGACTGTGCTGACTGGGCTGCGCTCATTTTTAGGACGTGCGTTAGGAACAACACTGATGCTTATCGGTGGGATGTTCGTCATTTCTGTTTCCTCTCTGATTTAGTTTTGATAACTTCTTGCAGCCTCGCAATAATTGCCGCCGTATTTACTGATTTGATATCTTCAAGTCTTTCGGCGTCGTACTTGACAGTAATTGCATTTTCATCAACACCCGCCTTTTTAGCCAAAGCCCTAATAATGTTGCATTCTTCAACACCCAGACTATTTGATTCATTAGCTGTGCTGTTATCAATGGATAAATTTTTTTCTTCCTCTGGGCTAGCGTTAAGTGGCATGTCCTCGCCACGATAAATGTATAGACCCAGACCATGCAAAGCGATTGCTTTGGCGAGAGCACGTTGCATTGCGACGTTAACTTGAAATGCGTCCGGGCTAGGTATGGACTTGTTACGATGGTCCATCACCGGTAGTTGTGCGGTTCTCTCAATCCCAAACGCTTTTACTGTGCAGAAAACCATTGCCGTATCGTTAATTTTAACGAAAGGCTTCTCGTTCCAAAAATGATAATTCCAGGTTGCGTGGGGATCTTCTTCTAGCAAAATCTGGACAGCCGCCGCCCAACTCAGGTAGTTCAACCCATTTTTCCGCTCGATGTATTTAGAACAATCAATCTCGCTTAGTCGTTTATAGATACTTTGTTCCATTGGCTTCTCCTTTGAATTAAGGAGAGTTTAGTAGCGTTACTCATAGTTGTCAACAGCTATGTTGAGTTTTGTTGAATTAGATTCAGCTACGAACACAGCAACAACCCTACCAGTCGGCAGGCTAACCGGCTTGCCAGATAAGTCGCCCCGATCAATTACCATCATGTCACCAGTCAATATTGTTGGTTGCATAACATTGTTCTTAGCTATTACAAATTCCAGTTCATCGAGATTAGACACTTCGATTCTTGGCGTAACTATTTGTTTTGGCAACATTTTATAAAAACGAGGCGAGACCTCCTCTATGTTGCAGTCCAGCAGAGCGCAGAACCTCATGACTGTCTCCAGGTTGAGCGCAATCCGGCCATTTAGGTATTGTGATACCGCCGTTTGGTTGGCGTAGCCAAAGGCTTTGGCGGCTTTTTCTTGGGTTAAGTGCAGCTTATTTTTCTTCGCTTCCCATATTTTTTTTAGGCACTTGGTTTCTTGCATCTCTTCCTGTGTAAGTACGCGCCTTGTCATAACTCTCCCTAACTGAACGTAACTATCGCTTGCCTTCTATAATTAGCTGTGCTAATCTTTTTTGTAGCAATACTTCTTATCAATCTAATAAAAAATAAATTTCATAAACTTAACTGATCGCTACACAATGAAACTACAAGAATTCTTTTTTCGTGTCTCGCGTAATGGTTGTAATTCCAACAAAGCTACAGCTTTAAGGCACGTTTTTTGCTATATATATTATATAAAACTAGTATTAAATAACTATATATTTTCTTTAGAAAATATTAGTGTTAATAACACATATGTTAATAACACATATGTTAATAACACAAGTGTTATTAACACATGCTTTTTTATAAATTTTCTAACGTCCTATCGGGTGGTGAGGGCGTTATGAATTTTCTTGATTTCGGCATTGACCTTGGCGGCAAGACTGGTGAGGAAATTAAGACAGTCTGCCCTCAGTGTAGTCATACAAGAAAGAAAAAAAATTACCCATGTCTAAATGTTAATACTGATAAGGGCGTGTGGAATTGCTGGCACTGTGGTTGGTCAGGCGGACTTAGGGTAGGCGAATATTCAAGACCGATCTTATCGCGTAAGCGCGAATTTTTTAAGCCTACGTACACTCCCGAACAAGTTAGCACAAGCGCAACTGATTTTCTGGTCAGTCGTGGAATTACCGCGGATGTCATCCAACGAAATCGCATCGGAATAGTTTCGGTATATATGCCGCAAATCGAGGACGAAGTCCGAGCCATTGCGTTCCCGTATGTAAGCGGTGGCGAGGTTGTCAATATCAAATTTAGGGATCGCGGTAAAAACTTTAGGCAAGTGGGCGGCGCACAGAAAGTCCTTTACAAGATCGATGACATTGCAGAGACAACGATCATTTGTGAGGGCGAGATTGATGCTCTGAGTTGCGAGGTGGCCGGTTATAAAGCAGCGATCTCGGTGCCTGATGGTGCGCCAGCTATTAACACAATAAATTACGAGACAAAATTTGATTACTTAAATGATCAGCGGTTGGATGAGGTTTCTAAATTTATTCTGGCAGTTGATTCAGATGAGCCTGGGAGGAAGTTAGAAGAAGAGCTTGCAAGAAGACTGGGTCGTGATAGGTGTCTGCGGGTAACGTGGGCTGACGGGTGCAAGGATGCAAATGAAGTGCTGTTACGGTACGGTGTTGATGCGTTGCGAGAAATAATTGAAAGTGCTCAGCCGTACCCACTTGAAGGTGTGTTTACAGTCGAAGATATAAGTGAAGATCTTGACTCTATTTTTTATGACGGCTTACCATCTGGTGAAAAAACTGGTTGGCCGTCTCTGGATGAACTTTATTCGCCTGCGCCAGCACAGTGGACATTGGTAACTGGCATTCCATCGATGGGCAAAAGTGAATGGCTCGACGCTCTTGCCGTAAATTTGGCAGAGGGTAGCGGCTGGGTCTTTGGAATTTGTTCGCCGGAGAACCAACCAATCACTTGGCATAGTGCGAAACTTATTGAAAAGCGGATGAAAAAGCGTCTTCGCTTTGCAGATAAAGTTGAGTTCGACTCTGCGAAAGCCTGGCTGAACGAACACTTTCATTTCATTTTGCCAGAGCAGCCGACGATTGAATCAGTGATGGAAAAGGCTAAGGTCTTGGTAAAGCGGTTCGGAATGAAAGGTTTGATTATCGATCCATTCAATGAGCTTGATCACACCAAACGCAAGGATGGCATAACAGAAACTGAATACGTTTCTGCATTTCTTACGTATGTAAGAAAGTTTGCTCGTGAGAATGGAGTTCATGTTTGGCTTGTTGCACATCCCGCTAAGCTTATAAAAACCAGCGATGGAAAGTATCCTGTGCCAGATGGATATTCAGTATCTGGATCAGCACACTTTTTTAATAAAGCAGATTGTATTTTGGCGGTACATAGGGACAAATCAGATCCTCATGCGCCATCGGAGATCCATGTGCAAAAGGTACGCAGTCGGTGGCTAGGGAATATGGGCGTATCTAAAATGTATTGGGACCCGCAATGCGGAAGATATTCAGAGACAAGAAACATACAGGTGAGGGAAATGTATGACTCAGGAAGATACGAAGGTGGTTCTCAAGTTATCGATTTCTGAAGCTAACCAAGTATTTGGTCGAGATGTTTTAAGAAATTTGATGCCTGAAACAGCTGTGTTTGTGGACAAGGTTAAAGAGTCTTTTCCAAACAGTAGCTTGATATATGCGAGAGAAAATGGTTTGGAAATTGGAGACCCTGTAAAAAAAAACCGGTTGGTTCCTTGGCATTCACACGAAAAAATTGTGCTAAAGACTCAGACCGGCAAAAA